CCTGCGCCCATTCAGGCACCCACCGCATACACTCTTCAACATAATCACGGGCTGAGTATTTCTCAGTCATGGGTGCCACGCAAGCAATCGCATCGTGCACGGTCAACACCACCCGATACCGCTTAGCTATACGGATCATCTGCTCACCAATGATGCACCGAGCAATCGCCTGACACACATTCTCTATGACCTTTCCACCATAAATCTTCACCTGCCCCTTGCGGGTTTTGTAGTGGAATTCCTCACCCTCACCAGCAGACAGCTCGTCGTAACGCATTAACAACTTATTGGGTAGTTTGATTGCGTTGTGCTTGCCAATCACCTTAAGCACTCCCGGTCTACCCAACGTACCGTCAACGCTATCTTTCATCAAACCTAGCGCAAATTGTGCCTCGCGCCATAAAGCCACGATGTGTGGGTTTGTTTTACGGTAAATGTCGATGATACGACGGCACTCATCAAGCTCCGTTTCAACCCCTAAAATTTTCAACTGCGCTTGGAACTTCACCGCACCCATGCCGTAACCCGCACCGAGAATCGTGGTCTTGCCGACAAACCGCTGTTCTTTAGTCACCTGATCTTCGGGCACACCATAGATCGCACTTGCCATTTTCTTGTACACGTCCTCTTTCTTGGCAAAGGCTTCAACCAAGTCATCTTGCTGCGCCAACCATGCAAGCACCCGTGCCTCAATCTGAGATGAGTCCGAGTCGATGATGACATGCCCCTTGGGGGGCAGTATGGATTTCTTCAGCTTGTTAGCGTTTGCCCCTCGGCTTGGTAAGTTCTGTAAGTTCAGGTTATCCGACCCACCCCATCTGCCAGTGTGCGCTGCGTAATACTTTAGTGGTACAGGCATCAACCCACGTTCAGCAATACCTATAAAGCGTTCAGTGCGTGTTTCTTCTAGTGTGGATTTCGTACCGATACGGGCAGCAACAAGTGCTTGCACCCGCTCATCCTCATGCTCTAACAAAGCCTTGAATTCCTCATCACTCTTTGCCATCGCGTAAGTTTCTTTGCCTGTTGTCGGGCTTATCTTCATGGGCGGTTCGACACCCACAGAGCGCAGCAATTCAGCAAATTTGGGATTGCTCATCAGGTCATCACGATTTGCTGCCGCATCAGCCAATAACTTTTCCTTGCGTTCCTGCACTTCGATTAGATGTTGTTGTAGTAATTCTTTATCGAGCCTTAACACTGGCTCGGTAAACATACGCAAGGTCAAGTCGATGAGCTTTATCTCTTGTGTGGGGAAATTTTTACCCACCATAAGCCTGTCAAAAAGTGTGTACGTCAGGTCAACATCATTGATGCAGTAGTCGCCGTACGCTGCCAAACCTTCTTCAGTGAATTCGGTGCGGCGCACACCCATCGCGTTAATGACCTCAGTGCCTTTTGCGCCAATGTTATAACGTTCAGCTAAAGCCTTTAGCGAGCCACCCACTTCGACACCATGCAAAGCCCTCGCCATAGATAGCGTATCAAGCCATAGCTTAGGGCGCAGATCAAACACCCAATTAAGAATGGCACCATCAAACATAGCATTATGGGCAAGGCCAGCACTGTTTTCCCAATCGAACTGCATGAGCCAAGTTTTGATCTGTTCGTGTGTGCCACTCGCCCACTCCGTCTGATTGTCATCTACTTTGACTGCTACACCAATAACTTCAAAGAACGCACTACGTATGTATTCCTCTGTTGTCATCTTGGTCAATGAGAACTCACGACTGTAGTAAGTTTCAAAGTCAATCGTTATTATTTTCATCTATCTCTCCTAGAAAGGTGCTTCTTCAATATCGGGCGGTTCTTTATTAACCTTCAACCGCTTAACTCGTTTCTTGTTAACGTATGCGTACACAGGGAACGGCCAATCTGTTTGGGGTATGCGTAAGTAGTAAAAGTCACCGTCTTCCTTAACAAAGTATCCCACCTCCCCCGTGTCTTTGATAAGAACTTTTGTATCAGGGTTCACGAGTTTTTCCTCCTGCCTGTTTCCAACCATCAAGAAAACCTTCATGCCAAGCCTTCTCCCAAGCTATACACCACAGGTCATATGACCCATCGAGTGGGAACTTGAAATCTTCTTTGTTTTTCATCATTGCTTTAACATCTTTGCGCTTGATGAATGCTGCCCACGCTTTGTCTCTGTCAGGGTTAACAATGGGTACGTCATCGAACAGTCCTTTCTTACTGCCTTTACTTTTCTGGTGCATGTTGTGATCGCCACTCATTTCTCACCCCTTGCTCGGATTGCTTGCGCGGCCACCTTTGTAATGTCTGACGCATATTCAGGATGTACAGCAAGCACATCACACACCTTCGCACACGCCTCACGTTCATGCTCGGCAACAAGGGCAGCGAAGCGTGTTACAGAATTTAATGGCTTTTCGTCAGATCCGTAAGCTAGTCCAGCCTCCCGCGCCATGCGGATTATTTGTTCTCTATCCATGATTCTTCCCCTTCTTTGTTACTCCATTCTTGCCACCTTGCTGCGATGAGATCTAATAAATGTTTAAGCAGCGATTGATCTGAATCAGATAAATCATCTCTACCTGCGTACTCAAACAGCAAGTTCCATATAGCTTCGCGCTCATGCTCGGCAACAAGATATGCAAAGTATTCAAGCTGATAAAAAGCATGAACAACCCCGTTGGAATCAGCAAGCCCTGCTTCTCTAGCCATGCGGATGATGTCTTCTCTATCCGGCGGGTCGGCTTTTATCACGAGGCAATCCGGCCAGCCGTGAATGCGGTGGTCAACGTGAGCCACCGGCTCCTGCTCTGTCTCTAATGCTTGACGCAGAATAGCGATGGCTTCGCTGTAGTAATTTTCATCGCCTGTTTCCGTCAACATCTCTGCGCTTGCATCCTCCAGCACCTCTATCGCTTCTTCAATAGCTTCTTTATCCATGATTCTTCTCCCGCAGCTTGGCTTCGATGGCGCAAGCAAAATTACCCCAGTGCTGATTTCCTGAATGGATCTCTTGTATTTCATACGCAGTAAGCCCAACCCATTCACGCTTTGGTGGGGTGGTGTAGAGGGGTTGGCTCTTAATCGGATCGCTGCCGTTCACTCGCTCGCCGTTGCTGAATCGCCAGACCCCATCCGGGTATTTGTAGCGCCACGCCACAGGCTCTTGCTCTGTCTCCAGCGCTTCGTGCAACGCCTTCATCAAATCCTGATTGACCTCATGCAACCGGCGCAGTTCGACGGCTGATTCCCTGCCCGTGCTATTGCTTATTCGTCCTTGCACAAACTCAGCGTCCAGCGCATCAGCCAGCCGCAAGGCTTCGGGTTGTGTGCTCATGTGTTCTTCTCCTTTAGCTTGGCTTCTACTGCCGCAACAACATCTCCAGTCTTCCAACATTCATAAACTTCATCTCCCGTCAGCCCAACCCATTCTTTCTTTAGTGGTGCGGTGTAGAGAGGTGATCGACCTTCGCCAGCAGACTTGTAAATGGTTCCACACCCTACAGCGTTGAAATGCTCACGCACCTCATCGATTTTTACCCACCCTTCAACTGCGTTCCAATATTCAAACGGCTCTTGCTCTGTCTCCAGTGCTTGGCGCAGTGCGGTGATGGCTTGTTTCCTGCTAACAAGTCCAGCATGACTTATTGGATCACTCTCCAACGCCTCAAGCGCCTGTTTCATAGCTTCTCTGCTCATGCCCTATCCCCCGCATGTTGCTTCCATGTTTCCTTCTCCTTCATGCGCTGCTCGTACACTTCCATCAGCAATTCTGCTGCTTCTTTTATCTTGAACTTCTCAGCAGTGCAATAGTCGGGCAAGCCCTCGGCGTAACCCTCAAGCCATGCGGCGAGCATGGCAAACCTATGCGCGGGGCTCATTCTTTTTCCCCTGCGTTGTTTAGTATCCGTGCAATCTCACGGTCGATATACCAACGAGCTTTACGCAAGTCCTCAACCTGCTCACCTTTTAGGCCAGCTCTCCATAAATATTTTATAGCGTTACCTACACAGAAGTTCATGTGCTCGGTGATCTCTATACACTCGACACCGCTAGGGTGCTCGGTGTAATGTTTAGGATGGTTTACGGGATCGTTCATACTTTGTACCCCTTTCTAATTTCTAATATGGTTTCAGACACCAACGCTTGCGCCTCACGCACAATGCTGCGTCGCCCTCTGATGACACCGACTATAAAGCCAACCAAAAACCCAAATGCCCATATAAAAGTATCTTCCATGTCTCACCTCTTCAACCAATGTTGCCAGCCCTTTGTCCACTGCCGAGGCCAGAGCATTTCTGTGTCCACCACCGCTCCGCGAGCAAATAGCTCAGACGCAGATACACGCATCGTTTTATCTTCTTCGTATATCTCTCGCTTGGCTACCTCGTTATAAGTTTTAATGAACGCCCCCGGCTGAACCCACACAGGATCGCTGTAGTGTGGGTAGTACACCATGCCGTTCAAACGAAATATGGGTTGTACGTCAGTTACTACTTTTTCTTCTTTAATTGTTGCCATGATTCACCTCAAATTTTTTAAGACGCCACACCGGAGAAACTCGTGCGTGACTGCGAGCTGTTTTGCTGTTGACATACCCACCTGTTTTTACAATCACATCCTGCCTACTTAGTGCTAGACATAGCGCACCCCACGCATTGTGGTGGGGTGGTGCGCCCACCCCTTGTTCTTCGGCAAATGTTCTTGCTGTTTCAAACAAACAACCAACCGGCCCTGCTTGTTCAAAACGTTTAACAACATAGTCAAAAGCCTTAGCCCTCCACTGCACTCCTGCATTGGTTAAAACCAGATCCGCACCTTCATCTCTAAGTTCTGTAGCGGCATTCATTCAGCACCTCCACTAAGTCTGAACTCAATACGTGCACGGTCCAGTGCAGCAATACGCTTGCGCTCTGCTACTACCTTGGGGTCTTTCCACGGGTACGGCTGTTTAAGCAGTCGCCACTGCCGCTTGAATGTTTCGAGCACGTTGGTGCTCTCTGATGTTGTTTTGATATTCACACCATTACTCCTTCT